TGCGCTTTTTGTCGTGTCCTCGATAAATTCGTTATCACGGTACGTTGAGTTTATCCATGTCACATCGTCACGGTTCATAAGCACTTTNTGCGCCCAAAACTCNGCGGATGGGTTAAAGTCNATGATTATCTTTTCGCTNGTTCNNATTCNTAGTTGNTCNAAAATATCATAACTNACNCCGTTNGCTTCGTTGATGAAACAGTGAGTCCGTTTTCCNTTCTTTGCATCCTGACCATCATCATACGCNGTAAATTCGATGATACTACCCGTTGTGAAATGATACGTNTGGTCTGATTTATTGTACTGGACTATCCTTGATTCGATAAATTTGGACNTGGGTACAATATTNCCACTGTCACGAATAGCNCCTTTTTTTAGGTTNGGTATATCCTGACCGACGATCGTTATGACCTTGTTTTTTTTGCTCGCCGCGGTCATGAACAGATANTGCAGTATTGACCAGGTTTTTGAACTCTGNCTGCCCCCATTGTGTACGACAATGTGAGTTTGAGCGTCGCTAGTGGCTTGATATAGCCAATTAGCTTGCATTCGGNTTGTTGACTATGGTAACGGTGGCTTCGTGGGATAATGNGCCNGANTGTTCGGTTTCGGTCTTATCGCGCCAACCTCTATTTTTTAACCAAAATATAGAACCCGTACATCCTTGATTATATAGGTTTTGTTCGTGTATATCCTCAATTCTAGATAGTGCGCTTTTTATAGTGCAAGAGAATTGTTCTCTTTTTTCATAGTCGTATAGGCTTTGACGGTCTGCAAAACCTAAAGATAGCGCCAATCCTGACATAGTTGGATTGCTTGGATATAACTCAAAATACACATCGATAGCTCGTTGCATATCTTCAGGGCTTGCGTAATATGGTGGCTGTCCCGCCATTGGTTTTATTTTCTTTCTTCCCAAATATCCGCTCATAGTTCCGGTCGAACTTCTTTTTGTCGGTCGGTCGTCGTTTTGGGCCTTTGCCGTTCATTCGTATAATATAATTAGGTTTGTTCGGTTTCGCAAATATCACCGATACGATTCATTATTTCGGACTCTATTTCGTAATCCTGAATATCTTTGGTATATCCACTGCTTGTAAGTTTAATCGTTACTTCAACAGTTTCATACATAATCCTATCAGAATGTATTACCCGTTCTTTTACATCGGCGCTTGATACCATAAATTTAGCCATGTTGTTCCTTTTGTTTATTTCCCGTTTATTTGCAAGTGTTGTTGGTACGCTTCGATGATAGCGACGTGAAAATCTAAAATTGTTTACATATTTGCGTTTTAAGACCTCAAAAGTTTCAAGTAGTATAATCTTATCACTTACACCGTGAACGTGCTTACAGTAGACGGTGAACGAGCGTTTACAACGTGCCACGTCATTGTTCATCGCACCATGTGATAAATTTACGGATGATGTCTTGTGCTTGCTCAAATTCAAAGGCTATTCGGTAGTGGTTGCCGGCAAGTTTCATGTTCTGCTCGAATATCTGTTGGTTATCCGATTGTGTGCCTGTTTTTATTTTCAGTTCTAACAGTAAAGCACGACCTCGATAATAGATACTCAAATCATTTCGACCGCTGACCAATCCCATTGCCCTGGAAATCATTTGGCTCGTTTTGGTCTGTTTGTTGGTGTCGTTGTAGCAAATACAATCTTTGTACTCCGGATATTGCTTTCTGAACCAAACCACAATCCTACGCTGTAATTGGTGTTCGGTTTCTTTGTTCGATTTTGATTTGGTACGCTTCTGCTTCGGCTTCGGTGTGTAATCCGGTATCGTGTCCGTGAACGTTTTGAAATCGTGCGTGCCGTACAAATACTCTAGGGTCACTTTGCTAGGTCGTTTGGGTTTGTGGTTCATAGTCCATTCCGTTTACAATACGCCTTAATCAACCGTTCATATTCCTTTGGTGGCAGGTTCTGGGCTTGTAGTTTGAGTTTGTATTGGGTGTATAGTTGGTATTTGGTCAAAATGGCGCTCCTTTTTCATTTATAGGTTCAATAACACGGTGTGCATTGTTTCTATCCTCATTGGCTCGTCTCCACGTTTCGTATTCAACAAATCCCATATCGGTATCAATCATGTGATAGCGTTTTGTATAGGGTTCTCCGTAACGTGTTTTTAATTGTCGTATGTACAGCGAATTTAAAGGCACCTGATTTCCCGCCCAATCATTTGCCCAATCATCATCGTACAATCCATCCACACGGCTCGGTCTAAACACTCCCGTCATAATGTGCGCATCCTGTTGCAATTGTCTTGACCAACGTACATCGGCAGCGCGTGGCTCTAGGTTCCACTTCTTGCGTTGACTGTCGTGTATCGTGACCTGACTCATTAGGTGTACCTGACATGATAAATCTATTGCAGTTCGTGCTAGTTGTCGTGAGATGTATTCCACATCTTCTGCCCGGCTTTTACGGTCTGCACTAAGGTTCTGAACGTAATCAATCACAATATTCTGCGTTCCGTGTTCGCGTTTGGATATGCGCGCTTCTCGTTTTATGCGTTCTATTTCAAATATCGAATCGGTTATGATGATATTTTCTGACTTTTCACCCAATACTGCTTTAAAAAATTTAGCTGTTTTGTAACCGTAATCCTCTAGCTGAAACCAATGTGTTTTAACATCGTTGCGTGCAAGTAGAATGGTTTTGTACAAGGCGTGGCGTGTCTTACCATGTCCTGAATGACCTACCGTTACTTCAACATGCCCGGCGTGTCGCCCGGCTTCTGCGTAGATGTATTTATCAAGTATAGGGTCTCCCGTAAAAAACGGTTCGGCATGTTCGCCCGTTTCCCATTTTTCTATAATTTGGTCAATAGGCATGGAGTGTATCGTTTTGTCGCTGTCTTGAATGAATGTCACCGCTTGAGCAAGGTCGTCTACACACTCAAATCCATCTGAATCTGTTTGGTATGCTTTTTGTGTAATCCGCGTGCATTCTAGGATAATGTTTCTACGTATCGCGTAGTCATGGATTATTTCAAGATGGGTGTCAATGTTCGACAACGATGATGCGTATTTCATACCACCCAACACATTGGCAATCGCTCCGGCTTTTTTGTGTTTTTCTAATACTGCCACGACGGTCGATGGGTCTACACTTCCCGTATCTTGTTGGCTTTTAATACACGCCTCGAATATGTCTTTGTTTTCCGGTTTATAAAACCAATCCAATCGCGCTTTATCCAACACCACTTCGGCAATGTCCGGATTGTAGATTGTTCCAAATAGTACCGATTGTTCAAGGTTGGTGTCATTCGGTGGTATCATGCTCACCCTCCTTGACCAACCATCCTTTTTTGTGATAATAAATAACTTCATCCACCAACATTTTTACGGTGTACGGGTCGCCGTCTTTGTTCGTCCAGTTTCGATCGTGTACGCGTTCGTAATATCGCTTGCATTGGTCTTTGGTATATCCAAGGGGTTCGAACATTTTCCACATTATTGACTTGCGTGTATTGAAGTCGGTGTTGGTGTAGACAATGTCGGTTTTTTGCTTGCCGTAATCTGAAAGAAAAAAAGAAAAAAATTCGGCTCTTTCTTTATTTACATTATTAACATTATTGTTAGTTAACTGTCTGTGTTCCGTCTGCATGTCTATCTGCATGTCTATCTGACTACCCGTCTGCATGTCTGTCTGTGTTTCGTTTTTTTGATACTCATCATATTTGATTATTGTTATTACAGAACTTATAGAGTTTTTCTGCATATCTATCTGTGTTTCGTTTTTGAGGTCATTTAGATACCTGTTTGTCTTACCAACTGACCAACGCCAACGCTTCGCCAAATTTTGAATACTCCACCCAACTTGACCTCTTTTTATGTCAATTTTATTACCCCGAACATAAATGTATCCGGGTTTGTGATTGGCTAAAATTAACAGGTCAACCCACGCTTGGCCGCGTGTAAAAGGTTCGGCAGTCCATATGGGGTTTGAGCTAATTTTTCTATGAATTGAAATCCACCCAGTAGTACTATTGTTCATTATAAGACCTCGTTTTTATCATCAAAATCAATAGCATCTCTTAAGTTGTTTATGTTATTCAAAAAAACAGATAAGTCGTCATCGTTTGGTGCTTCGTTTCTCCATATCATATCCATTAGCTGTTGCTCTATTTGCTCGGATATTTTTCCCGTTTCTGTATTTCTGTCAAATCCAAGTGTGGTATATCTATTGTCTGGCATGGTTTATTACTCCAATAAAAAAACCCCGTCAAGGGCGGTCGCAGTCGCACACTTAACGAGGTCAAAAAGAGAGAGATTATTTAACGACCTGCGACAATCGTTATTGTTATTAAAGTAAGTGATTCTTGTAACATTTACAATTATTTATGCAACAATTTGAGCGTTTTTTGACCTACATAAGTTCAAGTTGTTTTATATTCTGGAATCTATTTTCAGCATCTTTTAGATTCAGAGTAGCCTGTTTGAAATAGGATTCTTTTAACTCAATTCCAATAGCTTTCCTACCTAGTGAAACCGGGCTAAATACTTCGGAACCAACACCCATAAAGGGAGTTAAAACGACTTCATTCGGATTACTGTATAATTCCACGATTCGGTCAATTACATCTAATTGCAGGGCGTGTACGTGCTTTTCGTCGTCCTCTTCTTTAGAGTCTTTGAATGGTAATACATTGTCAATACGTATATCATCCCATACGCTTGATGCGTACCGTTGCCATGTTAAATGAGATAGTTTGTTTTCGCGTGGATCTCCATCGAAGCCATCCCATTTTTTACGAAAGTCCTCGTAATTACCGTATGTTTCGATATGTGCCGGTAGAAAAGGGGCATCACCAAAATAGCGGGTTAACCCAACTGGATGCGTAACCGGAACTAGATTATCGCCCGCTTTTGTGAATATTAATACATAGTCAGGCATGGCCGTAAAACACTTTGTAGAGTCCTCAACAATAAACTTGTGCATCAAACTTTGAACCATNGTTCTCATNCGAACTTTTAGCGGTTCTTTCCAAATGGTNATNCGNTTACGATAATGTANTCCGTGTTTTTCGTGTATTCGTATAATNTCATGTGGAAAATCCCATAGATANGATTTGTTATCNAATACATCCGCGCAATGAACCGCNGTTATTCGACCGGGCTTTGTGACGCGACTTATNTCTTTNACCAAAAATTCATATTGTTCTAAAAATTGTTCTTTTGTTTCGCAATTAGAGAAGTCATTTTCAGAGCTTGAATAATTATAAAGCCCGGCAAAAGGCGGACTATACACACTCAGGTCAATAGATTCTTTTGGTAGGGTTGGTAAAATGTACATACAATCACTGTTATAGATTGCGTACTTATCGGTAATTACTTGGTTTTTTGTCATGATATTAAAAAGTTAGGGAGTTCAGGTTTGTTGTTAAATTGTTTCTTTGTTATAGTAAAATCATCATTAGTTTGAGAGATCAAGTTTTCAAACATTTCGGTAGCTTTTTGTTTTTTAACTAAGAGTGTTTCCATTATTCGAGATTGTCCATCCGACAAAATCAAATCCACATAGACGGGTCTTTTTTGACCAAATCTCCAAAACCTACGTATAGCCTGATAGTATTGTTCATAGCTGTATGTCGGAAAGTAGGTAGTGTGATTGCAGTGTTGCCAATTAAGACCAAACGCGGTTATTGATGTTTTGGTAATGAGTTTTTTTATATCACCATTACTAAATGCCATTAGGATGTCCTCTTTCTTGTCTATATCCATATTTCCACGAACTTCAACGGCGCTTGGATCCAATTCAAGTATTCTATCCGCTTCATCATTCAGGTTCACCCAATAAACGGACGTGTCATGAAGTTTGGATTTTTGTACCGCCATTTCGCACCGTTCATTAATCGTTGATCGCACTTCGGCTTTAATTTCAAAGAAGTTAATCGCCGGGGTTGCAAATAAATTATGCTGACCGTTTACCGCCAATGGATTTGTGTTTCTGATAACCGTTTGAACTTCGTTGAGTTTGGGTAGTTTGTGAAGTTTATCCGAAAAACCTAAATCTGAGGGTTTTCTGCATGATATTGACCACGAAGCCAACCAACGCCAAAAGTCTTTCTCGGCGTGCGCTTTTAGGTAATAAACTTCACCTTGTCTAGCTTTACTGATTTGTGATAGTTTGACTGCGTTGTTTTGATTGTTTTTAAAAAACTTGGAAAGCATATCCATGTAGCCCAAATAACCCAACGCTTCTGAACTTGTTCCGAGTTCGATGTAATCGTTTGGGGCGGGTGTTGCAGTAAATAAATATCTATATTTTACTTTTTTTAGAAACGCAGTAATCTTGCCCTTTATAGCCCCGTCAAAGTTTTTTAATATGGATGATTCGTCAAGTATTACGCAATCAAATTGGCTAGAATCAAAGTAGTCAATTCGTTCATAATTGCAGATGACTATCTTTTTTGTAAAAGTTCCTTTTTTTGAATATTCCACATCATCAATACCGAATTTTTCAGCTTCCTTTACAAACTGAAATGCAACGGCTAGGGGTGTAATAATCAA